ACCTGCTTTGATGCAGCGTTGCCAATCGCAGTGAAGCCACCGCCGGTGGCGGCAGTATACGTCGAGTTGTCGTCCGACTCTTCAATGCGGAAGGTCAGATCAGCGCCAGCACCAGCAGCAGTGGCGGCCAAGATGATTTGAACATCACCTTCAAATCCTTGAAGGTCCACGCCGGTCTGGTTGCCAGTACCGGTGATGGTGGTCGTAGCCAGAAGGGTGAAGTGCTGGAGCTTGTCCAGCGAAAGCTCATGAACAGCCATTGATTTGACGGGGGGTGGATTTACGGGAGCGAGACTTTGCGGCCTCTGGAGCGGTGATCACTACGGGATCAGGATCTGGCGCCCGCTCGGCCCTGCCCATGGCCAGCAGTAGCCGGGCATCTGCAGGGGTTACCTCCACCACGTCACCGACCCGAACGGTTCGGCCACTGATTGAGGTCTGGTGCAGAATCCTGATCCACATGGCTATCACAGGGTGTTGTTGCCGCGGCAGAAGGCTTGGGGATGACGCACCGCATAGTCGATGGCCTGGTGAGCCACAACGCGGATGTTGCCTTCCTTGTCCTCGGAGTAGGGGTTGACCTGAAGATCAACGGCGCCGAATAGGCCTAGAACGAGCTGGCTCCAAACACCGAAGAACACATCGTTGGTTTCCACTTGATTAGAGCGGACCACGTTGTAGCTGTTCACCGTGCCGCCGGGCTCAAGAACAAACTGAGCGGTGCTGCTGGCCTTTTCGGTGGTCTTGAATCCGCCGTAGATGGTAGCGTTGGTGACGTAACCCATGGTGTCGATGTCGGCATCGTCGGCAGCGACGAGCGTCTCCATGTCCACCAGCTCCGCATAGGTGGGCTGGTTGGCGGCGAAGTCCTTGGTGTTGATGCCGGTGGTTAACTTCAGGCCTTCGGGCTGAGAGGATGAGCCCAGGCCATAGAGAGCGACACGCGCTTGCTCTAGCGCCATCACAGTAACAAGGTCGTTACGGACGAACGTTTCAACGTCGATGGAGCTTTGCAGCACCAGCGAACGAGAGAAGCGGGTCCAAGCGCTCATTTCCTTGAGGGTCATCGTGACCTGGCCCACACTGGGCTCGGACTCGGTACCCGCAACGCCTTCGCCCTTCCAGTAAACCTGGCTGGCACCGGTTTGCTTGGGGATGCCCACCGGGCCGGTAAGCCCGGCAAGGATCGTGACACCCAGGCCGGTCAAGAAATTGCGCTTGCGCAATAGCTCAATAAACGAACCGGGGCGGGCATCGGTGAAGATCAGATCGCCAGCACCGGAAGCAGTCCCGGCAGTCAGTGACCGGCTGAGCACGTCGTTTGCGATCAGCATGCCCTTAGGGTTAAGGCCCATCCGTTGCGCGGTGGCATTGCTGACCTCGCGCTCGAAGGCGGCCTCTTCCTGGAAGGAGCGCTCGTTGGGGAAGAGCTGGGCGCGCATGCACTTCAGAAAACTGAACGAACGTGCCTCCCTGTCGGTCAGGCCAATGTCAGCAGATCCGCCGGCGATTGGCTGAGCAGGGGTGGTAGGGGTGGCGGGTTGCTTGGTGCGCTTGGCGATGGCGCCCAGCACGGCGCGCATGGCATCGGCCTCGGTGGCGCCGGATGCGATCAGGTTGCCGGCTAGATCGTCAACGCCATGCTCGCGGGTGAGGCTGGTGATCGCCGCAATGCGGCCACGCTCAGCGGTAACGGCATCGGCTGCAGCCGCCGCCCGCTCCTGGGTCAGGTCAACAGTTTCCATGGTGAAGGGAGATTGGGTTTGGTCTGCGGCCGGGACCGCGATTGTGGTATCGAGCTGGCGCCCGATTCCGACGGAGACATCAGCAGGAACCGACACCACCGAAACCTCATGGGGCTGCCATGAGGTCGCAACGATAGAGCCGTCGCGTGCCTGATCTGCGTCGTTGATGTTGTAGCCTACGGAGACATTGCGCAGGATGCCATCACGGATGTCGGCCAGCTTTTCCTCAGCAAATGCTGAGCGGCTGAACCGAACTGCGACCATCCCGCGTTTCTTCTCGCCGTCAATCCAGCCGCGCTCTACAACGCCAAGCACTTGATCTAGATTGTGATTCCAGAGCAGGGGCGCGCCATCGTTGAGGCGGGTCAGATCAACAGCTTCGGAGTCGTGGCTTAGCACCTCGTCTCCAAACCACCGAGCTACCGGGGCCTCGCTGCTGAAGCTGAACTCCAGCGATCGTGATTCCTCTTTAACCGCGCTGGCATCGAATGACGCAACGCGGCGGAGTGGCTCACGGTTGAGGTCTCGATGTTGCACCGGAGAGGCTGTATCTGGCATCAGGCTATGGACGTTGCTCATTAGGCCAAATCCTCCGTGTCGTTGCCGGGCTTGCTACTGCTGGCATCGGCTGCGGTGTCATCTGGTGCATAGGGGTCTTGCGGGATAATTGATCCCACTGGCCGAGCCTGGGTTAGGCCGGCGCCTGAGACCTTGCCGGCGTCAATGTCAAGGGTCAGACCCAGTTGTTGTGCCATCTCTCGCTCTGCCGCCAGGTCGCGCATCAGCTCGGCCAGATCGCCGCCCTGCTCAGCTACAACCTGCGCCTGCGTCATGAAGCCGCAGCGGACAGCATCTTTGTAAGCGCCGATTTCTACCTGTGGATCAAGGAAGCCCCAAGCCCTCGGATACCAGCGCACGGCCTGATAGCGATCGCGGAGGGTCTCGTAGTTGGGCAGCAATAGATCACCAACGCCAACGGCTGCATCCATCCACCTTTGAAATATTGGCCGATAGAAGTGCTCAATGGCGTATTGCTGCTCGCCCTTCCACATCTCAATCGAATCCTGGCGGCTCATTCGATTTGAGCTGTAGTTGCTTTGGCTGTAGTCATTACTGACCTGCTCAAAACTGCAGCCGGTTGATGCCGCAACGCCACGCAGCATGGCCCGCAGGAATGGTTCAAACTGCCCGTCAGGCGCGTCAAGTTGAGGCACGCTGACCGATTCACCAGGCGCTAGGTATTTGAAAACCCCAGGCTCAAAGTTGCTGACGCGCTCGGCGTCGTAAACGTCATCACCAATCAGCTCGCCTTCAGGGCTGGTGATAAATCCCATCAAGCTGCTAGTAGCGCGGGCTCGCACCACCTCGGCTTCTTGGTAGCCGGCCAGGTGATGCAGGCTCTTGATTGCTGCAGCAAACCATGGCACGCCTCGCGTCTGGCCGGGGCGCTCAATCCGGCGCAGATGAATTACTTGATCGGCCGGCACGTCAGTGACTGAATAACCCACCGATCCCGACACGTCGCCTGGGTGCCGTGTCCTGAAGCGATAAGCAGTAGGCCGGCCCCAACGGTTGACGCGCACGCCCATCCGCCACTCACCACCATCGACCTCTGGTCCTGATGTCTTGCCCTCGTCAATCAGATCGGCCTCAAGGATCTCCAAAGCCAGCGGCACAATGCCGGCGCCCATGGCCTCCGGCACCAGCCGAATAAACGCCTCACCAGATTCAGCCATGGCACGCCATGCCAGCCGGGCTATTTCCTGCAGGCTCAGCTGGCCGGCAGCGTGGCAAGTGTCGGCGTGGCACCAGTGGGCCCACTGCCGTTCAATGGCGTCGTTGATCGTGGTGTCTGATCTGCCGCCGTTGGCCGCCGCCGGCACCTGAGCCTGCATCCTGACCCCGGTTCCAATCACGTTGGAGACAATGCAGCGCAGCGCCTGCTGCGCGTAGCCGTTGTCCCTGACCAGTTGCCGCGCCCTATTGCGCAGCCGCACCAAGCTGCCATCAATCTCAGCGTCTGCCGATGTCGAAGAGGTCACCCAATCAGCCGTCAGCCGCGACACCATGGCGCCTTCGTAGGCGCGGCGACGTCGTGCGGATGAAGCGGGGGGCTGTGGTTTCTTGCGCCTGCTCATTTTCCAAACCTCACAAACAACGAGCGCGGATCACCCAGGCCGGCAGCCACCTTCTCGGCGGCACGCTCGCGGGCGACGATTGCTTTGAGCTGTGATTCCCGTTGCATCAGCTGGGCTAGGTCGGCGGCGTCAAACTTCCTGCTGCCGATCGTGTAACTCTTGGCGCCCTTGCTGACGATTGCGCGGATCGCAGCTTGCACCGCCGCAAGGTCTTGCTCAGCCTGGCTCTGTCCGTTGAAGGCGGCAGGCTGGCCGGAGTAGTTCAGGCCTGGCAGCACCTTCGTGGTGCCAGAGCCAATGGTTAGCACCGTGGCGCCGCTGGTGATCCGGGTTTCCCAGTACCAAGTGCCGGCGTCAAATGCGCTGGACGTGGTGGCGGTGATCGCCATATCCCAGCCGCCATCGGCTCGGGCAGTGCCGGTAACAGTGGCACCTTCGTGGTTTGTATTCGTGCGCAGGTAGGAGATCAGCGTCCAGCTAGCTGATGTAGCTGCATTGCCGTCAAATTCCACCGCCGGCGGCTCCACCCACCTCACGGTTGTGCCGGCCCGAATGGTGGCGGGAACTGTCATGGCCTCAGGCTATGGATCACCAGCCAGACACGAATCCACCTGGCCGTGGTGCTGGAGCGACGCGGCGCCTGGTGG